CTGCAAACTCCACAAGGCCAGGCAAATGTTCAAGTGTCATTGGCATTAGGCTATATTGCATACTGTTTCTACTCCGTTAATTAAATTTTGTTTCAGTTGGTCAATGGGCATTACATAGCTACGCTCATCAAAGTTTAAGTTTGACTTTTCATATACATTGTATCTTACGTAGTCCCATAAGTGCATGTAATTCTCAACCCCGTGCCATTTTGGACGTTTTCTAAAATTGTAACCCAGGTGCGAATAAATTTTCATCTTGCTACTGGTCCATCCTAACTTTCCCAGGATACGATCATTGATCAAATCATCCACTGTGGGCAGTTGTAAAAATGCCAAGATGGATTCGGGACTGTAGCTGTAGAAATTATTCATTGCTGGAATGCCTGTAGCATCAGCAAATCTGCGCCACACGCCGTCTTGATCTTCTTTTTTCAAGAAGCACCATCTATCATAGTGCTCACCAGTTTCCCAGTTTATACTTGGCAACTTTTCTAATTCAATTTCATCAATGGTGATCATTGGCGCATTATACTCAAGCGTCAACTTCATAAGAAGTTGTTGATAAAAACTATAGCTTTGGAAGCGAGCGCCAATTTCAAAGGCTTCCCCGCTCATTACAAACTCGTCTGGATCAATATCAAGTATTTCATATTTCAATCCCATATGTTCAAACATTCGCATTGCTGGACCAATATCGTGCATGTTTTTGCCATTGGGAAATCTAACAGTAACAATCCGCGGGACGATGCCTGCCGTTAGAAAACTTTGTAACGCCATTTCACTGTCCAAGCCGCCACTCATGAACAATGTTAAATCAGGATAGGCTTTGCTTATCATTCTAGCATTCCTAATTAGTTCAGCTTTTAAACTCATTGGCTTTCGAATACAACCACCAACACTCATTGATGTTGTTTCTAAATTGTCTTTACGCCAGATTTGTGTGCGGTCTTCGCCATACCAGTATTTCAAATGCGAACGTTCTGTGTTTATGATCATGCTAGTCTAAATTCTTTTTCAATATTATTCATGCCGTCAAGTACTGCGTCAATATCGGCCAGGGGTTTTACCACTGCCCACTGTGGTGTATTAAACACATTTAATTGTTGCTCAAACGGAACACAGTCATTCCACCATGCACTCCAGACTGGGCCAAGTGCTCCAGCTTGTCCGTGTACCCGTCGTTTAATTGTGGTAAAGATCCATTTGTTGTAATCGTTAAATGTCAGGATCATCCCTGCATGATTGCGGTCCTTGCACCATTGTAAATTTGATGCCAGCAAGTACTTTGTAATTTCATTGTTGATGCGATACTTTGGCAGTACCCAACAACGATTGCCACCGCTACCAAATGCAGTTGAAAGCGAACTTGTTTCAACTGCGCTAACTCCTACAATCCTACCATTGTCTAAAAGCAAATCAATTTGGCCAGTTTGTTCGGTCCATCTTAATTTATTGTTAGCAAGATATCCTAGTCCTGCTGGAAGATCATATCCCATATTAACCAAGGCCGGCAACGGGTCATTGGCTATTTCCAATAAGAAATCGTTGTATAGGGACTCTACACTACTAAAGTGTTCTGCGCAGATATGAATAACTTCTAATGTCATACCTGTATGTATGATCTAATTAGGGTCTGTGTTATCCAGGCAAGCAACAAAATGAATTCTTGGCTTTAAGCTGCCGTTCATTGCCGAGTGTTCTTTTGTGGTATCAATCCACCATATATGGCCGTCAGACGGAATATGGCGAAGGGCCGGAGGGTTAGTAAAAATAAATCTTGCTTGCGGATGTGTATCAATTGCAATATGTATTCTTGGCGTTCTATCAACATGTATACTATAGCAAGTACGTGGCTGTATAGTTAGCAGGCGGGCCCTGTACACTTTAAAAGGCAATGCGGCAAAAAACTCCTCCCACCAGGTGCCAACTAATTTAGGATGTAATTTGTCCCAAATTGACTCATCAATGTCTGGTTTTGATCCAGTGCTGATATCCCAGTCATCAGATCCATCTGTTTGTAGTGAGCGCTGAGTGTGATAAACTCCGTTTGGATAGTCATACATCAGCGTATAAGCTTCTGCTTTTAATCTAACAAGATCTACTTTAAAATTGGTGTGTCGTCTAAAACGGTTGTCATTCATGTGGTGCCAATGGCCATATATCTGGTGCACTTATAGAGATTCAGTTCTCCGGCCCAGATAATGTTATTTAACCCACATGACTCAATAAATTCCTCTAATGTTGTATGACAGTTGACATGATCAGGTACATCAAACATGTCGTTACCTTGTAATATCACAGTGGCTGTGGAGGGCAATGTTTTGACCCATTCTCCGTGATCTTCAAAGTGTTCAACAATAGTGTCAATCACAATAGGCTTGTTGTACTTTTCAATGTTTAGTTTACGAACATCTTTGCCACTGGTCCTAAACGTTGAATCTGTAATCGAGTTTAAACTGGCCGATGCAGCATGTACTGTTTCATCAATATCAATATTTGTTACTGTATCAAGAAACTTGCCTTTCATGTCTGCTAAGAATGGCAGCATGCCAACCCATCCGCCAACCACCAACACATTAGTATGCTCATTGAACATGTTGCTTTTGTGCTTGGGCAACACATCAAGCTCATTCATTTTATCAATGAGCCACAGCTTGCTTTTAATTTGATTTCTACTTAGTGCGTCTTTCCAATTCAAATCTGGATGTGTTGTCAATGAAAGTGCAAGTGCATTGATATGCTTACTACAACTTGGATAATAATTATTAGATAACAGCTGGCCCAATAATTCAATATCATTGTCCTTTACCGCAGAAAACAATGTAGTGTCTTTGCCAAACATCAGTTCTAATAGATCAAAAATCTTAATAAAGTCTTCTCTAGCTTCCTGGAAAACTCCATATGCTTTTGCTATTGCAAAATATGGGGACAAATTCTTGTGTGTATTTGCTTCTACCCAAGAGTGCATGACCCAAGCATTGCCTTCAACATATTCTGGGATACTATCATCGAGGTTAGGCATGGGTGAAATTTTTACTTCTGGTGCCTCTGGCCGATGAATACCACGAGTGTATATAAAATTCTGCAGAGCTGTTGTTCCACTTGTGTCAGCTGAATTATTAACTGAGTCAAGCAGTGGTTGCAAGTCAACAAAGTTTTCTCGTCCAACTTCCAGTATCAATCCTTCTAATTTAGATTGTTCTCCTGTTTCTAACCAACAGCGAAGGAAATGCAAGCTGTGTCTATAGCCAATTGCTTCGTCAACAAAGTATAGTAATGCTGATCTTAATTCGTTATTTTTATCCACGGAACCATCCATACATGCTTAAATTAGTTTGCCATTCTACATCTTCATATGTCAATGGCCTTGCTGGGTGCAATTGAATCTGTTTAATAAATGCACTTTGCTCATCGTCAAAATCAGGCAAGATGTAACCAATGCCTTCGCTGATGTTCTTGCCCAATGACTTGCTGGCTTTAGCTGGATCGGCTGCTGCATGCGAATTAAAAAAGTCATTGAACCAGGCATAGTCCCTGATATTTACAAAGTCAAAGTTGTCATACTGCAACAACTTAACTGCAAGACGAGCTCCATATACACTCCACATGCCATGCTTGACGTCTGCACCCACTGTCATCCAAGTTATTAATCGTTGATAGTTTGCGGCGTGCATTGTAGTTGACCATTCATCAAATGCTAGCACACGGCCTTGTTCCATTGATAGCTTTACGCCTTCGCGGAAGCCAACACGAAATGCTTGGTAAGCACTACCATTGGTATACACATTGGAAAAGCAGCCAGGCAACTCTTTATAGCGATTAAAATCCCAGCAAAAGTCTACAGCATCACGTTGTTCATCTGCAAGCTCGTGACTTTTCATATTAGCAAGATGTTCTGTGCTCCACATTTTTAATCCACCGTTGCCATACATCAAGCCATTTGTAACTTGGCGTCCGCCCCAAGTATAGCTAACTTGTCCATTCATGTTTTCAGGCAAACGTTTGGTAAAAAACTTAGGATCAACTTGATTGTCAGCGTCTACTGTGATAACATAGTCGCTGAGAGGGAATTGTGCGGCTGCTGCCTTGTGCGCTGCATCAAATCCCACCACTCCATGCACACGAGCAATACGTTTATGCGGGGTCACTTCCTGTAACAAGTTCCAATGTAGATCTGCGTTGGGCTCATCAAAACTTAGAAATACCACAGGAATATCTGCAATGGTATTTCTAGTATTTTGTTTTTTTGGTTTTACGTTAAACATTGACATTTTTAAATTCCTCTTTTAGCCAATCCCAATCATTGATTTTATCCAACATTGATAAATCATCGCTGTATTGTAAACCAAAATTTGATCCTGCTTGCGCTCCCAATATGCTATACTGTCCATTATGCGCTTGGCTTCCAACTACAGCCCAATGCAGTCGTTTGCGACTACATTCTTCAATCTCTTCCCAATATGAATAAACATCAATTTGTTTATCATAGGTGTCTGACGCTAACATAGTTTTAACTTTACGATACGTTGCGCGGCTTTCGTTGTCCCAGTCAGCATGAGAGTTGATATGAGCTGCTAATTTATCCAGCTCTGTATTTTTAAGTGCAGTGGCACGTCGAATCCTACTTTTAATCATTGATAGCGATGCCAGTTTGGCACATTCGCGAAACGCACCAATCCATGCACTTTCAGGTGTTGCATTGAATCTTGTTTCGCAGCTAACTTTTTCTTTACTGATTGTGGCACGGCCAATAGTAGTTGATAAGTCAATGTCCCAGGGTTTGTTTTCTAGAAACGGTCCGCGAGGGAACATCTTAATGCCACCATATCCGTATTCTAAGCCGTTTACAGGATTACAACTTGGCCAAACTAGTACACATTCTGTTTCGGGAATATTCCAATGCAATGTTTTAGCGTCAGGCTCCCAATGGAACTTGAACCCATCAAGCACCCATGCATCTGCATCTACTACATAAAAGTTTTTTGTTGTGCTTAACTGCGCACATGCCTTATGCACGTTGTAAATGCCTTTAACATTGTCAACACGTTTTGCATGTGGTGCAAAAGAAAGCAAGCGTTGCCAATTGGCTTCGCTTCCTTTTTCGCCCATTGAAATAAAAAATACGTCTAACATTATTCAGCAATAAACTGTTCCACATCGCTTTCTTTGATGTGTGGTGCCAAACGATGTGGGTTAAAGAAACTTGCTTTAAAGAACTTGCTGCCAACTTCATCTAATTCAGCAATGTCTAGATGTAGATCCTGTCGTAGTAATTTGCCTAACTTTACAGTTTCGGCCATGAGCTTTGTTCGACTCCATGAGTATTTTGAGGTAGGACACCGTTCTTCGTCACCGGCAAACATAGGAGCAACTGTTTCTGACCAGTATTGATTGTGCCATTCAAAGTCTGCTACTAACTTGTAGTCCCAGTCTTTACGCAAATTAGTTAGATAACAGCCCAGGCGTGCGCCGTACATGGCCCACAAGCCGTTCTGCACATCTTGACCAACACTCATCCAAACTAGTAGTCTACGATGATTTTTAAAGTGATTACGTGCCGCAATTTGTCTCCAGTCCATTGGCTTACCATCGTGTAGTGCCAATTTGACACCTTCGCGGAAGCCTGCACGATATGCCTGATACGGTGTTGCGTTGTTGTACACATCGCTATAAATGTTGTTTAACTGATGATAGTGAATGTCCCAGCAAAAGTCCACAGCACCTGCGCCACTATCAACTGCTTCATGTGTACGCATTTGCTCAACCACTTTGACTGGCCAAAGTTTTACGCCGCCATTGCCGTATACCAGTCCATTGATTACGTTTTTACCGCTCCAACTCAGTACGTCACTACGATCAAATTTAGTTAGATCCAGTTCCATTTCAAAGAAGTCTGCTCGTACTTTATTATCAGCATCAATGGTAATGAATCGTTCTGTTTCGGCTAGTTTGGCTGCGGCTTTATGGCAAGCATCACTACCATAAACACCATGACTGCGCTTGGCCCAAGGGCACTTTTCCAATAGATCTGCATAATTCTCATCAGCATTTGGCTCATCATAGCTGATGAATACTACATCAAATTCTGTAATAGGGGTTTTCAAGAAATTACTCCAATATCTAAGTTGTTTGCTTTATATAACAAACTTGGGACCACATGGTCAGGCCAATTTGAAATCAATTCAAACGGATGGTGTTGTCTAAGCATCAGTGCCGGTAATTCAGCCCAGGTTACAAAGTAGTCCGGGTCTGGCTGTGATAGTAATGCAACTGATAAGTTTCCGATTAACTGATCAATTGCACAGCCTTTTGAATAGTGGCTCTGTACCCACAGTGAGCCATTCTTAGAAAATACACTAAGATGTAGACCGGGCCCCGATCTACTAAGCACAGTGCATTCATCAATGATTTCAGAAAATTGAGAATGTTGGGCAGTCCGGGACAAGGTTAGGCCCGGTGCCACTGGTGGCATATTAATGCGTATCTCTTGTCCATGATACAATATTTTTTGTATAACATCATGGTCCATGAATGCCCACAACCTCTTTTCCCAAAATCCTCGCTCAATTATTTCAGCTAAATTAATTTCGTCATTGCCAAACAAGTTGTGTGGATCTTCAACGTCGCTGATAAAAAATGGAATGTTATCCCCAAGCACATTTCTGTCCATGCTTTGTTTAGTTTTAGTAGTCCATATACGACTTGCTTCAAATCTAATGTGACCAGTATCTAAGTAAAGAGTTGCACGTAGCGGAGAAGGGGAATAGCCATCTGTTTCCGCTGACGATAACCATCCATGATGTACTTGTTTTTTTCTGTATTCACTTGGACGTTTGATATCAACCAAGTCAAGTGCGCCCAGATTCTCATTGAGTGCAACTCTGTAATCATTTTGATTGATTTCCCCTGCTAATATTTTCTTTACACGAGCATAGTCAACTAAAAGGGTGCCAGCCACTTGAACACTGCCGGGTTCGATTGATTTAATCTTGCCCGAATACTCGTCATAATACACACACCAGAACTCGTGCCTCTTCTTGTCGCGGCGGCGAAGTTCAAATTTTAGCTCGCTCATGTTTTCCAGTATTCCAAAGGCTTTGTACTGCCAGCCAACCAGACTGGATGCAATTGACTATGATTTTCCAATTTGAAATTTCCGTTGGCTGGATAAAATGCAATCCAATCATGCCACATATGGCTGGCATACATCACAGGAGCAAGTTCTAAATCTCTAACACTTAGGTCAACAATTTTAAACCAGTCAGGAGTTTCCCACAATCCAGTCGCTGCCACTGCGGCCAACAAGTGTTCAATTCTCACCTGCTCGGGCTCAGGAGTATAGTTAGGCCAATATACAGTGCTGTCTAACTCGGGCAGTATTTCAAAGCTCTTTTTAGCCAAGGCAGGATCACCAATGACCATTAAGTACGGCCATGCAATATTATTATTCTTTTCAATAGCAGCCCTGGCATTTATTTTATGTGGTTCAATTGGCACGCCGCGGTGATCTATGCCTGCCCCGGGCATGAGATTTATTTGTTTAGCAACAGCAAGTTCTGCAATTGCAGTCGTCGATTGTCGAGTACAAGTTCCTGCCATGCAAATAATGTCACCTGGCGCAAGATCAAGTCCAGCTAAGAGTTTAATTTGACTGTATGGTTCTGCTTCAACATTGATAACATTTAGTTCAACAGAAGCATTAACCAACTTTGCATCTAATGATGTAATTTTAACATGCTCATCAAAACCTGGGGGCGCAATGATATGTATTGTCATGCCAATTCACTCATAATTCGTTCGTAGTTACGAAGTATACTTTTCTTATTCATCAAGTGAACATCTTCACCTTTGATTTCAACTACCATGTTTTTCCACTCTTCGGGCAAGTTGCTTAACATAACCCAATGGTTAGGTCCCTTGACTTCTACAATGTCATCTCGTTGATCTTGATAACGCATATAATTGGGAATCTCTCCAATGAAGCCGCCATCTTGCCAACCATTGCACATGTGCGCGGCTATGCTAGCTGAGTAGTCTGTACGATACAATGTTCCCGGAAATTTATATAAGAAGCGATAGTACTCCCAGTTCTTTTTAACCGCGGTCCAAATATTAAAGAAGTGTGTGGCTTCTTCACTTTTGCGCCAGTACACCACAGTACTCCACCACATGCGAACACCAGCATAGTGTAGCCAACGTTCTGTTGTGTATGGTTCTTGCATTTGTAAATTACGAGCATCTCTGTACATTGCAACATCGTATTGACTGCCAAATAGCTTTTCTAAATTGTTGTTGCCGCACAGGTAGTCAGTATCTATTAGAATAGTTTCATCAAATGGACTTAGATTATAAATGTCGTGTTTGTTAGTGTTGGTAAATTGTGCGTTGAAGCTATGGTATGCACCATCATGATGAAGTCGCATGTTCTTTTCATAGCCCGGGTCTGTTACAATAATATCATCCCAGGCGGCGGCCATAATTTCTGTACCATGTGTTTCTTTACAATGCTCCAGACTTTGTTGATTGGTTACCAGTACCACAGGAATATCTGGCATATATTTTTTACAAGCATACGCGGCCACAAGTGCCAGCTGAGTGTAGTCCAACTGTTCGTTATTGTAAGCGAACATCATAAAGCCTTTAGTGCTCATATTACAGCCCAACAACTTTTGAAGTACTACGTGCAGACTTTAATTTTTGTAATTCTTGTTGCTTTAACTCCAGGGCAGAATCATATGCAAGTAATAGCGCATCTAAGAATTCATTTGGATTTTCAATTTGGATAACGTTTCCGCTATTGTCCTCAACCAAGAGTCTGTCGGATCTGCTGGCTCGCAATGCGACAAATGCTATTAAAGTTTGGTTTGATTTAAAAATTGCATTCTGATAGGATACAATTAACGCTGCATTCACTCGTGCGTCAATGTTCAGTCGCTGGACTTGTAGCGTCAGTCTATAGTTGGCAAATGCCAAGGCATCATTTAGGCGTGTATCCATTTGGTTCCAGAATTATTATGTACGTTGTTATTTACCAACGTACAGATTCTGGTTTAACCAATTAAACTTCTTGCCAGGGCGTCAAAACAGTTACCAATGGGGTTGGAATCACTAATTCTACATCGTGTTCAGTTACTGTGGATGGATGAGATATTGAAACTGTCATGGTAATTGTTCCGTTGACTCTGGTTCCTAAGCCTGCATGGTCCAGCAACATACGTAAACGAAGTTGATCGCCACTGATATTACCGTAAACTTTTAAGCGACTAGAAGCATAGCCTCCATAACCGCCATAACCGCCATAACCGCCATAACCGCCATAACCGCCATAACCGCCATAACCGCCATAGCCACCATAGCCACCATAGCCACCGTAACCACCGTAACCGGCGCCGCCGCCAGTTGGGCTAGTATACAATAATTCTTCGTTTAATGTTAACTCTGCGAAGCCACGTTCTTGACTAATGCCTCGAAGATTTAAACTATTCATTGACTTGACATTGAATTTTAAAGTACCCTGGTCCAAAAAGATTCCTCCCCAGGTACTGTAACCAGCTCCGCTGCCATCTGCTATTGAAAAAGACAAACGTATATCACCGCCTGCATTGAAAAAGTGTCGAGCACTTTCATATCCGTTAAAATTTAAAAGTATTGCATTTTCTAATTGATTATCCCAAACTGGCACTGAACTTACAACTGTGATTAAAGTTGACAGAGATGTTAACGCAGGATCAACTTCGTTACGAGAATTTTTTGCGCCTTCTAATAAGTTTGTTACAGTGTTATAAAAAGCAACATCAATTTTATCACCAGGTTCAACAATGACCAATTCCTGATCACTACTGTTTGTGCGCAGGGTGCTGATGTTAATACGGTTAACAAGCTCATTAGTCTTTACGGCTGTGATCTTCTGGCCACGATTGACCAAATCAACATTTTCTCCGCCCCAGCCCCAACGAATTTCATCCTGCACTTCGGCTTCTTCGCTTGGGCCTTTGCCTTCGTGTATATCGCCAAATAATTCATTCACATTCGTAGTCAATTGGTTAAACCAATTATCAGATTGCAGTTCAGTTGGGTCTGCCCTGTCAATTGGTACAGGAGCAACATAGCCACACTCTATACTATTATATGTTATGACTTCAGTATATTCTTCGCCTTCGCCGTTGGCATAATGTCCAACTTTGTCAACGCCAACACAGGCCATTCTCAATAGTGTGCCTTTTTCCGGAGTAGCTACGGACCTATTGAATATTGCTGTTATACTCCTATCAGAAGTCATGCGTATTCTAGTTTCTGTTGGGCCAGGCTGGCGATTGTCATCGCCATACCAGGTATTAAATCTGCAACCAGTGTCGTGGACTGCTGTTAAAGTAACAACTGTTCCTGCTGTAAATGTTGCTGACCCGGGCCCATTGATGCCAGGCGGAGTACTGGTTACTGTTCCAGTGCCTCTACCTGCTACTTCTACCGTAAGGGTATATGTTGGAGTCGTTGACATTATTAACGAGCCCCGATAGTTGCTTCGACTTTGCCGATGCCTTCTCCGCTAAAGTTTCCTAAGCTACGACCAACAATGCTCCAGGCCGGAGCATCTACTGAAGCAGCCTGTGCCACACCCGGAACATCACTTGCAATTAGTCTGTCGCCGCGGTTGATTATACCTTTTACTTTAACTGGAATACGACCAGCAACAGCAATAGGCATTGCATTCTTTTCACGCTTTTGTCGTGCATTCATTAAGTAAGCTGGACGAGTTGAAACAATGCCAAAAATATTTGTATCACCATATGAGGATGTTTGTGTTATTTCTGCTTCTCCACCCAGACTCACCAGTGTACCTGGCTCGTATGTGGCATCGCCAACATAGATCTCAGCAACGTCAGCAAATTCAGCTTCCATTGAGATACCGCGCAATTTAAAAGCATTTGGATTAAATGCTGTTGAGTCATTTCCGGTGGTGTTCATGTTGATGCCTTTACCAATTTCAGTAAAACCAGGCACAGCATGCGAAGTAGCAATTGTAAAGTCAGCATCAGAACTAATAATCATAACACATACACCCATGGCGTACATTGCAACTACTTTGTGTAAACTGCTAGTAATGTCTAATAGGTCCAAGAATGCCATACCGGTTGCAGTTTCACGAGTTCCTTGGAATGCTCCAACGTTCATCCAACCGTTACCATTTGTGCCAGGTAACGTTACGTCGGCTGTATAAATCTTAATGGCATTATTGGCAGTATCGTACCAAAAGTCACCGCGAATTGATGTACCAATTGTTGGAACAGAATTCTGTGCTGCCAAGAATGCAATTGTTTTCCAATTTGAATTATCAGCATTTAATTTTAATCTACGTTCGCCAGTATCAAACCATGTTTGGCCAGTTACTGGACTAATTGGTTCAATGCTACTTGCAAAGTTTTCTAGTAGATGAACAAAGTTTTCTGCGATCAGCTCGCCATAGCCAAGATAGTTCTTGCCCAATAAATTTAAACTGGTTGATGTATTGTCAATTTCCCCGTCAATCAGGTTAACCAATACTTCACCGTTTGCTTTGTTTACTTCGTATGCCATTTCTTCATGTCCTTTTGGCTTAATGCCTTTGTATATTTAGTTAAATTTGGTTTAACCGGCTTGAACTTTTAGAGTGTACACGATCTGTATACGCTGATTGTAGCTTTTCTCAACTGGGTGAAAAATGAAATGCGTTAGCAAATTCCCAGAATTTAAACCTGCAGTTCCTTTTGTTTTTAATGCAATCTCATCAAAAACCATTTCTCCATCTACACTAGTGGTTGCATTTAAGCTGTCTTCAGTGCTGTTAACAATGTTAAACACACTGTCGCTTGCGACAGGATCAGTGTAATCTAATGTTGCTGTTACCACAGTACTGCTATAAGTTGTTCCTGTGGTATGTGTCACTGCAAGATTATTGGCAGTGGGGTCTAGATTGTTCAAGTCCTGTGCATCAACTACTGTAAAGTAAGTGGGATTATACAGGGACGAATTTGATCCAAATACATTGGGAGTTCTGTAAGAAACTGAGCCGTCAATTGCAGTGACGCTGGCGCCTTTACCAAAATGCATTTCGCTGATGAAGCTGTTTGTTCCGCGAGCAAGTGCAGTGGCCAGGATTTGACTCATGTTTTCTTGATGAATAGCATTCTGGCCTTCGCGCAAGATTTCCCCTGTATCAGCATCAGAGATCACAATGTGAGTTGTAATTTTAACTGGTAAAGATGTTATGTTCATAATGATATTTAGTGTATTTAAAATAACCCACTTTATTGCTCGACCAGATCTTGCACAAGTACTTCTGAGATTGGTGCTAGTTTTCTACCGTCTTCAGTAAGTATTGGGTTTCCTGCTTCGTCAGTTAGCATTGTACGGATGGTCCACGTTAAAGTAATAGCTTCCACAATATCAACAGCAATATCCTGCTGGGCATTGTTTAGCTTATTTGCTTCAATGATTTTGCTGTGGAATGGCTTGACTTCATCTATGTACTTGATGATTAACTTGTCCTTTTTGTTGTAGTAAATGCCAACTTTTTCTAATTCACGCTCGCTGGTTTGGAATACATCAAGATATGTTGTTTTTACTACCCAGTCTGCATTTCCAATTTGTGATAGACTTTCCTTGACCAATGCAAAGAATAGTTTATTGAAGTAATTGATGTCCACTCCAACAAATATGCTTTTACGCAAAGCTCGTAGGATGCTTTCAATTACTTCACTGATGTCCTCATCCCAATATGTTCTGTCCCATGGTAATTTGTCCCAGGCGTCATTTAAACTGCCGTCCCAAATTGCATTTGAAAACTGTATAGTACCATCTTTTCGATACATCAATGTGATGTCGTTTCCTGATTTAGTATATGCTTCAATGATATTACCATACTCATCTACCACACTGAAACTTGTTACTGCACTGTCCACTGTGCTAAAGTCAGCTGAACGAATTTGAAGTTGTTCATTGCCAACGGTGTATCCGGCAACAACATAATCAGCATAATACCAATATTGTGTTAGATCTTTTTCATATATGCCATTCAACGGCTGGTATTTCAACAGATATCTATCCCATGTTGGCTTGCTCACTGTGTCAATATTCAACAGATAATCATTGGCTGCTACCACAAGTGTTCTGCGGGCAGCAATAACGTCTTTGAACCAAGATTGCGGCTTGGGTGCATACGCATTGCCGTAACGACGCAACGGATGCAGACTGGCATCAGGTACTTTGCGGCGAGTATTGACCACTGCATAATACGCATCAGTATTTTCATACGGATCCTTGATCAATGCACCAGCTGCACTCTTGATGATAGTTCTGCTTTGAATATCCTTGGCCAATGTAGTAGCAACAAAATCATTGATAGTAACATACATCTTGTGATCTAATCCGGGCTTGGCACGTCTAACAGTGTTAATATCGTAACGTGTATCGTCAAGATTTTGCAGTATTGGATAGTCATCATTACCATACACATCGGTAGCAACATTTAATCCGTTATTTTTAATGTAAATGTAGTCACCCTTGCGGTATTGTGTTCCTGGCGTATATTGTAGTAGCTTGTATGCTTCTCTATAATTGTCACGCCCAACTATGCTTGAAGATACTCGTTGATACAAAAAGTCATTGATGACATCAATATTTTCGGCCACAAGCACTGCATTGGTGTGCAGTAGCTCAGGGTTAATGTTTTGCTCAATTCGTAAAATCAGTTTATCTCTATTGCCAAACATGCCAGCAATGTTGGACACAATGAATGCATTGGTATCAATTGGTGATAGCCATGCAACTCCGTTTGCATCGGGGTTATTCAAAACAGATTCAATTGCGGCTGCTGAATATGTTCTGCCACCAGCAGGTACAGTTGCAGGGCTACGCTTCCAATAGTAATAGGTAGTGGTCACAGCACCTGATGTAAAATCAGTAGTGACAATTTCACTATATCTAATCTGGCCAGCAGCATTGCCACTAGTATCCAAATATGCAGTTGGTTCTGTATCTACAGTAGGCAATTCTACACTGGCTGACCACTCGTAAATGGCAACTTCGCTGTTGGCAAAGCGTTCGCCCCAATGGTTAGCACGGTACTGTAAATTCCCTGACTGCTCATATTCAATGTAACGTACCTTGTCAAGATCCCACCATAACTTACCAACATAATCAGCGGCCCAAGGGGTTGAGTTGTACTCATCTACTAGACCTAATTCGTTAACATTGTAGTTGGCTGGGTCTGGCAACTGCTTAAAGTCAATGTACTGCGCAACTTCGTCAATGGTTAGGCCTTTGTATGGGTCATATACTTCAAGTGTTTCCAACAAATTTTGTGTTTGGTGATCAAACAACTGCACTTGATAAATTGCAGCACTATTGATCATTGTACTACTATAATTGTCAAGTACGTACTGATTTAAACTTGGGGTGCCGCTGCCAGTGAAGGTGTAAATTTTGTAGCTGCCTTCAATATCACCAAAATCAACATAGGCCTTCATACCCGAAGAAAATACCAAAGGAGAATTTAAGAATTCCTGATCAGTTGTAAATTTAACTGAGCTTAGTTTAAATCCAACTGCATTGTAAACAACTTTATCGCTGGTACTACGAGCTGCAATTAGCACATTGTAGTCATCAACTACAGCTTTTACTTTATGCACTGCATCGTAGTTGCCGTCGCCACTGCCACCAATGATAAATGAGTCGCCTTGTGCTAATCTGTGAGGGCTTGCAAATGATGCTTTACTTTCATTTAGACCTGGCTCAAATGCGTTTGGACAAATTTCTTCAATATATGCAGGCGCAAATGCTTGCAGTACATTCCATCCATATCCATGTGAGAATGTATAATCACTTATCCAAATTGATGGCAACACTGCACCATCAATTGCAACGATAGTCCACATTGTAGGATCAAATTCCGCAACGTTAGAACCAATTACACGCTGTGTCGCTTTATACAACTGGCCTTGACTCCATACATGGTCGCCTAGATCATAGTCGTTAAATTTGCTAAATGACAGTGTGGAAAATAAAACATTACTACGTTCCACTTGCGACAACTGATCAATAGTAAGTTCATTGATGTGCATAATCTCAATGTCAGTGACTGCAACATCTGCAATACCGGCACTTGGTAACCAATTTTGTGACTTGCTATAATGCTGATTGATATCATTGCGATTGATTGTTCCAAACAAATAGTCAGTAGGTCTGGACACCCAGCGCGGGTCATTTTTACCAACAATGTCAATTATGTTATCGCTTCGCAGGTCTGTGACTCCCAGGGCATCATCTCTAAAACGTATAATTTGTCTATTGCTTGTTAGGTCTTTCTTACGAAGTTCAATTTCCCAAATTTTCTTGCTTGATAAGTTTCCAAACTCGCCAGTATTGAACATCCATTGTTCGTTAACTCCAACGTCTTGTTCGTTACCAGGAATGTCAATGTTTCTATTTCTAAAAAGTGCGTCAATGGCCAGGTTGGTACCAACTGCACGTTGCACGCCTTGGCGATACAAGTATGCACTTGCGCTATCTTGTATAAGGTCAGCAATTACACTTTTCTTAGAAGGCACTACATTTCCGCGGGCAATGTCAGTTTTTAAAGTGTCAAATGCCACACGTTCGGGCAGGTGGCTTGCAAAAATGTCAGTAACCAATGTATCAAATCCAGGCAGTGTGCTGTATTGTTGTGGTATCACACCCGGGGCTGATGGGCGACCTGTCCAGCTGTATGTTCTGCGGCCAGAAATTGTCAATGCTTGTAATCTATTATCTGTTTGCAAGTCAGCAATCAAATCACCAAATTTGGTTTTGTTATTGATAAAAAATACATGATCATAATGTTGCACTTCAAAATTCACAAACACTATTTGCTCATTTGTCAATGGAGCAAGTTTATCAATACTTGTTTCAAAGTCTCTAGTAATCAGTAACTCGGCTGCTGTTGCTGAACGACCATTGGCATACAATATTTTGCCAGTGCGACCTAGGTCAGCATCAAGTCTACTTAATGTGCCCATGGTATGTTGTATTTTTAAACCGTCGCTGGTGGCAACACCTACTACACAAAAGTGTTCGGTTCCCCACTGCTCTTCACTCCAGGCGATGGCATCAATGGCCGCTTGCTTCCAGTCAGTAACTGTACCACGACTGTTTAGCATGTCTAAGACTAGTCCGTGTTGCTGTTGGTACTCGCCTAGTCCCATCAGTAGCGTAATAAGATCTTGTTTATTAGCCACATAAGATCCATAAGGAACTGCGACAGGTGTCAAATTCCAATCTAGATATTCTACAAAAGTTCCGTAGTTGGTTACCAACTGGCGTCGTGA